GCGGCCGTTGCTTGGCTTGTACTGTTCCGATTTTCTTGACGACTTCGTCCACGCCCATTTTGTTGGCGGCGTATCCTGCGCTTCTGACGCGGTTGTCGAGGTCGAGTAGGTAGTGATTAATTTCGGTGGCGGTCAGGTTTGGCAGCCCCAGTCCGTAGGCGACGTTGATGGTGTTGACCGATTGCACCAATTGGCGAAGCTGGGCGACGATTTCCTGCACTTTCTCGATTTGCTCCACCTGCCCCAGCGTCATGGTCATGGCGGCCAGCTCGTTGGCTGTGTAGGCTGGTTTCGTCTGGCTCGGCATGGCGTCGCGCTCTAGGGCATTAAAAATCTTGGCTTGCTTGGATTTGGCGGCGGCCAGTGTTTGGCGGATGCTTTGCATGGCTTGCGGTTGATTCATTTCCTATCCCCCTATGGCAGCAGCGTTTCCTGCTGCATGAGTTTGATGTCTTCCTCTACTGCCTTGAGCGTTTCGCCGTGGATTTCCGGCGGCTCTTTGCTCTTTTCGGCATAGAATCGACTGCCTTTTTGAATCGTGCTGCTAATCTCGAAATATCCTGTTCCAGTCCATCCGCAGAGGGGATTGGTGCAACGCAAATAATATAAGCGGGTCAGGACGGTTTGCCGGAAAGAGGCGTAAATGACACAAGGCTCTTCGCAGCATGGGCAGGCTTGCTGCGCCAATTTCAGACGGCCTTTTTCGTGTTGGTTTCTATGCTTGACCGTCATGGGCTTGCTCCCTTGCATAAACCACGAGGCCGCCGCCGTGTTTGCGGTAGGTCGCCGTTGCGCGGATGTTTGGAAAGCGTTTCATCGGCTCGGCGCGGCGGAAGTTTTCGGCTTCTCGGTCGGTCAGCTCATGACGCGCGGTTTCTTGATGCTTGTCGTTGACGATGATTAATTGATTGTTTGACATATCCCCACCTTTTATTTTTTTAAATTAAACCGTGTCTTAATTCGACCTCTGTCTTGGCGGCCGCGTAGGCGCGCAGGTAGATTTCGGCGTATTCCAGGGCGGCTTCGGCGGCAAATTCGCTTAATGATTTATTCGCCGCGCAGGCTGCCGATTCCATCAGGTCAAGCTCTTCGCCGTAAAATTTGACCTCGTAGGCGGCAGTGGCTAATTCGTCCGGCGCGCCTGTTTTGGCGCAGGTGTCGGCGTGGACGTGTTGTTCGAGAGATAGTTTGCACTCTTCATTTTTCCTTATGATTGGAGATTCGTTTTTGAAAATAATATTTTCCAGGCTGCGGTAAATCTTTTCTGTTTTGATTAAAGATTCTGTTTTAGGGAGGGCTTCCAATACCTTTCGCAGACGGCCTGCAAGTACTTGCAAAATAATATTTTCCAGGCGGGATTTATTGTCTTTAGAAGTCATCTCTGTCAGTCCATAAACTGCCAAATCCATAATTGCCTCAACATCCTCCGCTTCCGATGAATGTAGGAGAACTAGGCTTACGGCATCCTTTTCATTCTCTTTTTTTTCTTGCTCGTTCATTTTTCTGCTCCTATGCGATGATGATTTCATGTGGGTAGATTTGGCTGACCATTTGGACGGCCTTTTTCAAAGTCTTTGCCGGTTGGCGCGTCAGCTCGCTGAAGTTGCCGTCTTTGCCGCGTTTTTGGATGGCTAAAAAGCCTTTATCCCAAGTGGCAACCTCGACAAGCGAGCCGTAAGAGAGTTGGACGTTGATGGGTTTCATTTTCTTGCTCCGTTTAGTTTGGTAGGCCGTCTGTCCGGCTGGTCAAGCGTCTTTCCGCTTTGTCATCACTCCGTTACACCGGTCAGGTTAAATATTAGACGGGGTGGATGAAATTCCACGCTTGGGCACCTAGTGCGGAAGCGCAGGCGTCATAATAGTTGCCGCCAAACACTTCTTCGTTACCGTTCAGCCATACAATCAGGTGCTTTTTAGCTTTCCCGCGCCCTTTGACAAAGATTCGCCCTACCGTGCTTTCCTGATTTGTCTTCCAATCATTCATTCTCATAACATTTGCAACATGTTTCATTTTTCCTGCTCCTTATTTAGCTGGTTACGCCGTCTGAAATTTGTTTGTATTGCAAGGGGAATTTCTCTTTTAAGAAGTTCATTTGGGCTTTCGGGATTCCGTTTTTTTGCCATTGAGAAACCGCCCCTCGTGTTATTCCGCAAATTTTTGCAACTGCTGAAACGCCTCCCAATTCTTTAATGAACTTGACTTGTTGGTCTGTTTTCATTTTTTTTGTCCTTTTTTAAAGTTTAGTGAACTATACATTCCTAAACTTGTCTAGTCAAGCATACTAAACAATTAATAGTTTAGAATTCTAAATAATCATTGTTTTTACTAAGTATTTTTTTGGCTGGGATTTTTAGTGATGGATTTGAAAGATAGACTCCAAGAGTTGATGGCTGAATACGGCCTAATCACTCAACAGGACTTGGCAGACTTCGCCGGAGTGTCGAAAGGTCTTGTCGGTCAATGGTTCAATGGGCAGACAGGTCTAGGTAAAAAACCGCTGTTAGCCTTTGAGAAAAAGACAAGATTTTCTACTCGTTGGCTTGCAGATGGTCTAGGCGAGAAGTATAGAAAAGATTTAGAAATGTATAGAGAAGTTGATTTTTCAGACGGCCTAGAAACGGCGCGCTTGGATTTGTTCGACGTTGCCGCCTCGTGTGGCAGCGGCCATTTGAATGCCGACTATCCCGAATTGCTGCACTCGCTGGAGATTCCGAAATCGGCACTCAAAGAGCTGCTCGGCACTGACAACCTGCACGGCGTGAAGCTGATGTCGCCCGACGGAGACAGCATGGAGCCGACGATACCGCCGAAGTCGATCACTTTAATCAAAACCGATGTCGTCGATTTTGAATCGAGCGGCGTGTATCTTTTTACGTTTCAGGGCTATACCTACATCAAACGCCTGGCGCGCGGAAAAGCAGGCGTCATCCATGTGACGAGCGACAATCCGATTTACAGTAAATCCGACTTTGTGATTGAGCCGGAAGAATTTGATGATTTGTTTATTCACGGCAAATTTTGGAAGGTGTTGCCGTTGGATTTTTTAGATATTTAGTTTTATCAACCAAACTTAGAGAAAAAAAGAAGGGAAACTCACATGATGTTTATTATTGGAATTTTGTTGTTTTTGCTGGGCTTTGCTATGGCGGTTGCCGGATTTATCGGGATTTTTGCGCCGAAGCTCTTGAAAGACAGGAAAACCGGCAAGATTCATACGCGCGGCGCGTGGGCGGCGGCGATGGTTTTAGGACTTGTTATGTTTGGCTGCGGCTCCCCGCTGATGGGGGGTGACGACGAGCCGAAGCAGACGGCGGCGGATACCCAAACCGAAACGCTGCAAGCCGATGACAGCGCCTCCAAGCCTACCAGTGAGAAAGGCTATGATTTGACCATCAACACGCCTAAAAAAGAGCTGCCCATCAGCTTTGAAGAGCTGCGCCAACGGATCAACCGCCAAATGGCGCTTTTTGATTATCCGAAAACGAAGCCTATCCCGAAAAATGCCCAGCCAACCGGCGAGAAAGACTCGGTCAATCTTGTTTATCAGCATACGGCCTCTGACAGCCTAAGCATGATTCTCTCGGCCAGCCCGGAAAACAAAAAGCCGCGTGGAATACTCATTCTTGCCGCGCCGTCGGCAACAGGTGACGGCGCCGAATTGCTGGGCTTGTTTGGCAAATCCATCGCCATTTTGACCGCACCTGTTGCCGACGGCTCGGCAAAAAGTAAGGAACTGGCCGCCAAACTTTTGAAAATGAGCGTCAAACTGGCGGAGGATTTCAATAAGAATCCGGAGGAACAAGCAAAGGATTCTTATACTGAAGATGGCATCACATATGGTATCGCCATCACGCCGGGTATGCCTGTTATGTTCAGTTTGTCGCTGGAAGAATAAAAAAATGCCGTCCGTGTGATTTTTTTTGAAAAAGTGCTTGCATTACCGCATTAGGTGCGGCGGCAATATCTTGAGCGGAAATCGAATTAAAAACAGAGGCCGTCTGAATTTCAGACGGCCTTTTTGTTGGTCTTAATATTTTATTTTGAGCATGGCTTGATAATTGGCAAGTTCGCGCTCGGCGTGGTTGTATGCCTCGATGTCGGCGGCTTCGCTGGCTTCGCGGCTTTTTTGTTGCCAGTATTGGATTTTTTGGGCTATCCATGAATATGGATCATGAGTTTGGTTTTCCATTTTTTAGAATCTCCGTAGTTTCGCCTGTCGGCTGAAAGTTGTTTGTCGGCGCGTCTTCGTAGAGCGTGATGTCGGGGACGATGCGCGCTTCAAATTGTATGCTTGCGGTATAACCGCCGCTGTCGATTTTATGCGAAACCTCGGTAATCAGCCAAGCCTCCGCGTCGATTTCGGGCTTAAAGCCTTTGACGAGGGCAGGCGTTTCTGGGTAGAGGTCGGGACGGCCGACGGCAAGGGTAATGCTAAATTCGGCAACGCCGCGCTGGATTTTTTTAAACGCGCCGCGCGCGCCTGACCATGCGCCGCTTTCTGTGGCATACAAATGGCGCAGGGTTTTGATTTTTTGGCCTTCGGTGTTGACTTTTTGGTTGTCATTTTCTTTTTTCTTGGCTTTGAATGTTTTGCCTTTGACGGTCTTGGTTTGCTGGGTGTTTTTTTTATTGGGGTAGGCGTTGTCTTTGTTGACGATGACTTCTTTTTTTTGCCCGGTCTTTTTATCGGTGTAGTAGGCGCGCACGGCCTGATAACTGTTGCTGCTGGAGTAGGTAAAACTGTGGCTGTCGCCGCTTGCGCGCGTGATGGTGGTGGGCAGGATGGGCTGTCCGCTGGCGGTTTGGCTCTCGCCTGCCGGGATAAATAAGAGCTTGCCGTTTTTTATGGTGGCGATGGCGTCGTACTGCTCGGCAAGGCGGCTCATAAATGACGCGTCCGATTCGTTGGTCTGGTCGATGTGTTCGATTTTTTGGTTTTGGTAGTCTTTGCTGATTAAATATTCGTATTTGTGCTTTTTAGCGATGGTCTCGATGATTTGGTAGAGCGTCTGTTTGTGCCAGCTTTTCTCGACTTGCTCGGCGAGGGCTTCGGCAAGGTCGGCGGCGCGCGCGGTAATGCTTAGGCGGTCGGGGCTTCCTGATGCGGTAAATTCGGAAACGAGATATTCGCCTTTTTCGACGAGGCCAGTTTCTTGGTAGCCTAGCTTGAGCGTGATTTTGCTGCCTGTTTTTGGGATGGCGATTGTGCCGTCGTGGTCGTCCAGTTCGATGGTCAGCTCGTCGGCTTCAAATCCGCGCTTGTCGGTCAGGCTGATGCTGATGATGCGGCTCATTGCCTGCGTACCGAAGCGTCGGCCGTCTATGGTCAGCTCGGCTGCCGGCGTGAGATGTCGGGCGTTTTTGCCACTGACTTCGTCAAAGATTTTGGCGGCAGCCTTTTGGGCGTCAGCGCTGATGGAATCAAAATTTAATTGCATGGCTTAAATCCCTGTCAGGTTTCGGACGACGGAGACGGCAACGTTGAGGGCTGCGCCTTCGAGGCCAAGCGATTTGTCGGAAACTTTTTTCAGGCTCATGGAAAACGAGATGGCGCGCGCGCTGCCGTCTTGGTTTAGCTGTCTGCCGCGCTCTTGGATGTTTGTGATGACGTAGCTGCCCATGATTTTGCCGTGTCCCATGATTAGGGTGTAGGGCTTGCCGGTGGCCGCCATCATGCGCAGGGCTTCGATGCTGCCTGTGCCGCCTGTTACTTCGGGTCGCAGCTCGCCGTCGATGGTCATTTCTTCGGGGTCTTTGCCTGTAAATTGGGCAGGCGGCATGGTGCCGACGGTTGCTTGGTTTGGGTGTTTCCACGCCTGACTGCGGCTGTATTGGTTGAAAGGGATGGTACGCATCAGGAATACGAACATTCCAAGGCTGCCTAATAAAACCATGATTTAGTCCTTATCGAAAAATGAGGAATTGCGGCGGCGCTGCTTGGCTTGGCTGCGCTCGTTGAGCCTTGCCATGATGGCGTTGACGAGGCTCTGCTCGCTCATGCCCGGCGCGGCGTGGACGTTGATTGTGATGTTGTCTCCTGCCATGCTGACGGCGTGGGGCGCGGCATTAAATCGGGTCGGGCTGGGCAGGGCGGCTTTGCGGCCGTCTGAAAATCCCAGTCCTAAGCGGTTGCCGATGTTGGCGAGTACGCCTGCGCCGCCGCGTCGGATGGCTTCGACGGCCTGCCAGCCGCCCGAATTGGCGAC